TCTCATTTCTGCTTGGTTTTGCAATAATCTGTTTTTGTTTAATTGTAAATTTATCAACATATTGCCAGCTTCGTTAAACCCGCTAACTCCACCAGCAATTGCTCCGATCGTTCCCATACCCGGCATAATTACCCCCTCTATTTATTTATAAATATCCAGACCCATGTTATAGCCATTGCAATAAAAGCTGATTGACGTATTATTTTACCCACGCCATGCTTGAAAAAAGAAATACTACATGGCTGAGTTAGTACCATTAGATTTGCAACAATAGCCACAATTGGATCATTAACCATGTTCGCCGTTATAAATAATACCCAAAACGGTAAATTATTTTTCTTTAACATATTTTTACTTATTGTACATATGGCTAGCATAGTACAATCCAAAAGCGGTCGGGCTAATTCCGCCCAATACCGCCCCTCCCCACGGGGTGCTGAAAAAACTTGCTTTTGCGGCTTCTTGTCCCGACATGGCTGCAAAAGAAGTGGCGGCGTCCATACCGCTAGTTCCTGCCGCAGCAGCATTCATTGAAAACCCCATATATGCACCGGCGGCCGCAGTTATTGCAAGCTTAACAGCATTGCTTATTTGTTGCATTTTAAATATTGCCTGCCGTGTTTTTAATTCTTCTTCACCTAATGCAATAGATTCTTGCCCTAATATTTGCTGATTATTAGTCGCTTCTTTTTGGAACTGTAATTGTCTGCTGAATAATTGCTTGCTTAATTCCGGTTTTAGCGTGCTTTCCACGTAATTCTGTGCAGTTTTGTAACCCACAGGAACGCTAGCCTGCCCTACGCTTGCTAAATACCTGGCACGTTCAAGCTGTACTGGGTCTAATTTATTTAGAGTTTGCTGGTCTAGCCTTCCAGGTATATCAAGGTTATAAGGCTGCGATAAATTAAGAGTGACACCCATAATTATGCTCCCAATAACAAATAATACGTTATATTAATCATGCTAGAGATAAAAGCTATTAAGGACAACGAGCCTAACCCGAAGAACATTGAGTCTTTTGCCTGTTCTTTTTGCTGTTCTAATTGTTTTTTCTGTAATTGCAATTGCTGTTCTTTGTATATGCGGTCGCTCTCCGCCTCTCTCTTCCTTTCTAGCAATACTTGCGATTGTTGTTGGCTTGCCATCTCTGTTTCAAGAATTCCTTGCGCTATTCCTGCCGCTTCTTGCTGCCCGGTACTGGTTTTGGTTAAAAATTTGCTCCGGTCTAAACCTATCGTGCTAAGTCTTGATTGTGATTCTTCTAGTAATGGCAACATATTAAGTCTCCTCTTTCTTTCTTTGGCGTATTATTTTAAAATTAACACCGGCATATAAGGGTTCAAATGGAATTATTTCATTGTTTGTAGTTAATTTAAAATTAAGACTATGAAATATATAATTACCTAAGTTAACGTCTTCAGCAGGTATTGCAATTCTATAATTCAATCGTTTCGGTGATAAATTAAATGTCGTTCCGCTGCTTTTTGCATCGCCATAATGAGTACAAACAACGGAATTAGCAGTAAGTATTTTTGATACCTGCGGAAGCGATATTGTCCGTATTTGAGTTTGATACATAATACTACCTTGATATATGGCTAAATCAGGTGTTTGGAATTCGGAAACAATATCGCTTCCATCAAACGTTTGACCATTTTCCAGCCTTTCTAAATATCCAGTATCTATGCTACCATAATTATAATGGTAACCATTGCTATCATGTATGCCAATTTCACATTGCAAATACTTTCCGGCACTTCTGTCTGTTTCGTACCATTTCTGCCGTCTTAAATCCCAGACTACTTCCTTATTAAGCGTTGTCGAACTCCCTGAAGCAAAATACCAATGCGCTCTCAACCCGATGTCGTCCCAAGATATAACAGATTTATGTGCCATCGCCTTATTGATACATTCGGCTTTTAGTGGATCGAAATAATTAGAGATATTATCAGATATTATCATAATGGAATTGCCATTATAATAATAAATACCTGACACGCCCTGCCATATTAAAATCTGATGTGCCTGTAATGGTGAATATTCCAATCCAACAGGGCTTGCTTTCATTGTCTCCGGCGCATTGCAGCCGATTGCCGAAGACAATTTTATTATTTTTCTGTTTTCAGGATTATCGCCTTCAATAACAAACGTTTCAGTCTTTTTACACACAACAATCGAGCTTGCCACTCCTGACGTATATCTTACGAATAATTCCTTAGCGGCTACCAGTTCCGTATTGTTTTGGAAATTCAGGGGATCGCCTGCGTCTTTGCCATTAAAGACATTATAGGTATTTAATCTTGTCGTGATGCACTCGCTTTTGTTTTCGTAAATATTATTGAAAAGCCATAATCTGTTTTGCGCAAGCAGTCCGAATTTATACGGATTTATTTTCTTTTGAACGGGGATACCGCTGATATAATAACACAATATACCGTAATCATCTGCGCCACTTGTTACGGCATTCCAGCGTATTCTATAATAATATAATTTATCCTCTTTACCAACGTTGGTTCTGAATTCAATGTTTTCTTCTATCGGATCCCATGTAATAAACCCGCTCTGCCCCATTGTGGCATCAGCAGTTGTATAAGTGCCATCAATAATATTCTTTATTTTCTTCCATGTCGAACCATTCCAATAATAAACAGACGCTTGCGCAATATTTACATTTTCTTTCCCCGGTATAAATTTCAATTGGATACCAGTCGTTCTTTCGTTAAAACCCGCAGCAATAAACGTCCCAACGGAAGAATTTCCAAGTTTCATATATGTCGATTCATCGCCTTTAACGGTTTCGTCCCAGGTATATCTATCTTCAAATACATTGATAGTATTGTCTTCATATTTTTCTGTGGCAGGAATATATTTTTGGACGGATATTGCCGTCCGGGGTTCGCCGTCCCAAATGTCTCGTATTCTCTGGAATGGTTCATCAACGGTTACTTGGCTTATTGTACAAGTATTAATCGCATCGGTAACTACAGCTTTATACCAATAACCAAATATCCCGTCCATAATCGAAGGTTTCGCGATATTTGCCGTAGAATTAAAACTGACAATACCCGTTTGCGCTAACGAAATACCGCCTACGGACGTGCCATCGGCGATGTTCGAGCATATTATCCAATCCTCGCCATCCCAGTAATACACTTGTATAGTGCTTGTGCTGGTATTAGCGGTAACTATGTAAAATTTAATTGCCTGCACAGGCATTACGTTCCCGATTCGCATTGTCGCTCTCTGTGACGTGCCATAACTATCAGTTGCTGGCTCAAAAGCGCTAGTATGCCGGACTACGTTGGAAATTCTTATTTCGACAAAATACCCAAAATATGGATTTGCTCCGGCTTCGTTTGCACCAATATACAAAACACCTGCAAGCATATCGGCAATTCTGTTTGTGTCGGAAAAAGCATTTAGTAAATATCCATCTGCAAATATATATTTTTTATTATCTTTTTCATCGAATTCCAGGTGAATCCACTTGTTTACTCTAACAACGTCTGCATCAGTAGTATAAGTTTTATCAACTACTTTTCTGCAAGTCCAAGTAACTGTGTTATCAACAATTGTAGCTCCAACAGTATTTACCCATACTGGCTCTACCCCACCAGTAGTACCAGCAATTGTGCATTCGTGGAAATAGCCACTTGCTACAGTAGGAATAACAGCATCGTTTAGATTTTTAGCTACACCATTAGCCCAAACCGTACTTGGACTTGTAAATATTTTAAATGCAACAGACCCATCGGTATTAACATACCAACGCCAATATCTTTCTGCATCTGTTTTTTGTCCCATCAGACTTCGTATAGCAGATAAATCAGATATTCTAAACCAGCCATCAAGGCAAATATTTCCCCCACTGAAATTGAAATCAGCATCATCAGGAATAGTTAGCCAATCGCCTGTGCCATCTAAATATCCAGATGAAGGCTCGAAATGTTTATATGTAGTGCTTATCTGCGCATTTCCTACTGCCGTAATTGTATGTGGTGTTGTTGGCGAAGAATCAGTAAATGTCGCACCTTCACAATGCAACAATAACATAACATTGGCGTCCATCGTGCTAGCGGTTGTAATTGTTGCTATGTTTTCGGCATCGGTTAAACTATTTTGAACCTGTTCCGTATAATCTTTTTTGAAATCGCCATTAGGATCGTAAATAATAAAACTCGACACCTTGTTTTCATTACCACCCCATAAAAGAGTTTTTACGCCATTGCAATAAACTATATGCCCTTGCGGGGCATCGCTGAATGAACCTACTGTTGCACCTGAATCATCTGTATATAACGGGGAGGCATCGAAATCGCCTTGATTCGGAATACTTGTACTATTTTTATAAACTGCCGACGCAGTCTCGGCAGAATCGAATGCCTGCGCTAAAATATAACTTTCCGAAACGGGTTGGTCTTTTCTTAACTGGTGTAGTCTTCTTATTTTAGGCTTTGACAAGGGAGAGGTGTTAATTTTAGACATACCGGGTATACCAATAATGCCGTTATCGGTATATCTCATATTTTTTAAAATTTTGAAATTGTCTATAACAAAAGAACGCTCTCCTGGCTCTATTAATTTAGTGGAATCGTAAGCAGTAATTAATTTCCCGCTTAATCCTATTTGGACAGAGATTAATTTTTCGTCTTGCATATATTACCGCCTGCGTTTTTTGAAATTTACTCTAAATCCCTGCCGATTTAAATTTAAATTAATATTAGTAGCCGCTCTCTTTATTTCATTATTTGCTAAAATATATAAATTATCCCCAAAATTCGGGGACCTATCTTTGTATTTATAGAGAAACATTGCATATTTAATAAGCGGAGCGTTGTATTGGGAGAGGAACCTGAACGTTCTGTAATCCGAATAAACGGGATCCGGACGTTGTTGATAGTAAACGGTTATGGTATGCCCACTCGTAGAAGGCGGAGGGTCTAGAATTAATTGTAGCCGCCCTTGCGGAACGATTACAAAGCTATCAGCCAGCCCCCATTGATTAGTACCATTAAATAAAGCAGTTTTTAAAATAGTACTCGATGTCTTTTCTAGCACAATGCCATCAGAACTATCGGTCGTATTATGTACAATATCGCCGGCATTTACATTTGAGAAATCCGATGCGCTTGCCGTTAAAATACACTCACCACCGCTTAACGTTCCAGTAGCCGAAGTTACGCCTGTTATCTTATCCGATAATATTGCATCTATAATACTAAACCTATAGGGTATGGGAGTTGAATCAGTTTGATTTTGATAGACAATGTTTTGATATTTGTCCCATTTAATGAATGAATCGGAGACTCCATCATTATATTTGATGAAAAATTCATCATTCGTATCCATTAAATACAATTTAAGAAAATTTGCATTTAGCGGATATGCGGTTTGTTGTGCTATAGTAGTAATTGTTTGTGTAGCACTTAAACAATGAGTGCGATTAACAAT